TTAGTCAATATGAATGAAATTCTCCTGGCGGCGGGACTTCTTATCCTGGTACATCGCCTCATCGGCAGCGCGTAAGGCCGCTTCAACATCGATACTCTGCGGATCGCAGGTGACCACCCCGAAGCTAGCGCCCTCATAGTCGATACGCTGTTCGCCGAGGAAGTAGACGCCGCACAGAGCCTGACGCAGAGACGTGACATACGCCTGCTGTGCGGCAGGCTGCTGGGCGCTACCGACGATCAAAAACTCATCGCCGCCAAGGCGGCCAACGATATCTTCCCGGCGCGCGACAGCGGTGAGTCGTTTGCCGACCTGCACCAGAAAGCTGTCGCCGCACGGATGGCCGAACCGATCGTTAATGGCTTTGAAACCATCGAGATCGATAAAAATAAGCGAGACCTGCTGCTGCTGGGCGCGGGCGGAGGCAAAGCGTAACGCCAGCTGCTTAAACAGCGCGCGGCGATTGGGAAGCTGGGTGAGCTCATCGGTAGACGAGTGCAGCTCCAGCGCGACGTTTGCCGCCTGCAGCTGTTGCACCAGGGTGTCTTTTTCCACGTAGTGGGAAATGAGCTTCGCGAACAGGCCCATGACCTGTTCGCCTTCGAGGTTATAAGGCTGTTGTTGCCGGCTGGTGGCGCAGAGGGTGCCGAACAGAGAGCCGTCGGCCAGGCGGACGGGAATGCTTAAAAAAGTAGCGATTCCCAGCTCCTGGGCGGCGATGCAGGAGTGCCAGCGGTTGGCAACGTCATTGCTAAACGTACACTGATCCTCAAGGGCGCGTTTGCACAGGGATTCATCCCAGGGGACGGAAAATCCTTCCGGGATCTGCATTTCGCTGCTGTTGTGGGCGAACATGATCTGCTGCCGCTGGGCGTTGGTATCAATGCGGGTGAGGTAGGTGGACTCCATTCGCGTCACCGCCTCCAGCATCTCCAGCAACTGGCGCACCAGGGTTTCCAGGGACTGTTCCGCAGCGAGGGTTTGCGACACCCGGGCAAGAATAAAATCTGACATGAATAATACAGCTCCAGCACGCCAAACGTCACCCCAGCATATTGGGCTGCAAACGGACATCAGCGTCAAATAAACAGTGATATTTTTAAATTTATCACATCTGTCTGGGGAATACTTGTCCACGCGGTGGGAAAAAAAGCCCCGTCGGGTGCGTTAGCCACCCCAGACACTACGGCTTTCAACGGTGCAATGCGGGGTTGCGCGGCACGCAAGACCGTTGAAAGCCATATTTACCTACCTAAGTGTGGACATAATGTGGACATTTTACGCATCAGCACCACCTCTCAGCGGGTTAAGTGAGATTGCATCCTGGAGGTATTCGGGCGCAAAGTGAGCGTAGGCCATAGTTTGCTCAATTCGCGCATGTCCTAGGATCCTCTGTAATGTAATGATGCTTCCCCCATTAATCATAAAGTGCGTCGCGAAACTGTGGCGTAGTGCATGCGTCGCCTGGCCGGTCGGAAGATCAGGTTTTACTTCCCTGAGTATCTGCCTGAAGTCAGAATAAGACGCCTTACCAAATAACAATCCTCGTTTACCATCCGCTATGAGTTTTGCCACTTCCGCTGAAACTGGAACAGTCCGCTGCTTGTTACTCTTGGTTTTAACGAACGTCACACGGTTCTGTATGATGTGTTCCGCCTTGAGTCGAGCCGCTTCGCCCCAGCGAGCACCAGTACTTAAACACAGAACAGCTATCTTCTTGTTGTCGCCATCCAGTTTAAAGAGCAAGTGCTTGATTTCGTCCTCTGTCAGATAGCCAGTTTCGGGGACATCTTCTTTCAACTTCTTCCGCCCTCTGATCGGATGTTCACCCGAAAACAACTCGGCCTCGATAAGCGCTGTGAACATGCCACTGATGCTGTTGAGATCACGGTTAATGGTGGAAGCTTTAATGCCCTGGCTTCTTCTTGCCGCGTAATACTGACTAATCAGCGCTTTTGTAATCTGAAAAGCACAAGGATCGTCGGTAATCCTGCAAAAAATATCTAACTTGTTGCGGTTTATCCGACCGTGCTCCTCATGCTTGCCTTTCAAATTCCACCAAAGCTGTATCAGTTCAGACAGATGCCGCTTATCCGTCGGTTTTGATAACCATTCTTTGGTGTGGTGGTTGAACTGCGTATGCTTCTCGAACGCTACAGCTTCACTTTTCTTATCAAACTTCCTGCGGATACGCTTTCCATTGCGACCAGCAGGCCTGATGTCCACTTCATATCGACCATCATCGAGTTTCTTAATAGTCATAAGAAAACCCTCCGATGGGTGCGTTTGCCTTTCGGCCTCAACGCGTTGCAATTATGTGATGAATACTTTTCGACCAATAATAGACATTTGAAATGTATGTAGGACTGGTTAATTGTTAACCAGTCTTTTGGTCTGAGTGCTGCGAGGTTGTTAAGTCTTGCCCAAAGTGTGCGAGTGCCGGTGCGATTTGACCGGCTTCAGGCGAAACCTGATCGGTCATAAACCACAGTGTGTATTTAGTAAATTGAGGTATTTGCAGAATCTTCATCATTACGTCTGTTGGTGGGGTTGAGCGTCCGCTTTCGTAATAACTTAAAGTCCCATAAGGAATTCCTGTTATATCAGCGAGTTGCTGTCTACTTAGATACTCAGACTTTCTTATTAAGACGATTTTCTCGTTTAACGCGTTTGACATGGTGTTTAGATCTCAATAGTATGGTGTTTAGATGTAAACAGTTAAGTGTTTAGTATTGAACACTAAAGCCAACTATAAGCCATTAAGAGCAATCCATGAACCGAATAACGAGGAAATGTTAATGGTAAAGCAAATCACAAGCACGACCGATGCGGTTCCTTATCAGGAATTTGCCAGACTCATCGGGAAAACGCCGGCTGCGGTAAGAGGAATGATCGAGAAAGGGAAGCTTCCTGTAATCGAGATGACCGATCCCCAGTCTACTTCTGGCCGTGCCGGCGAATACTGGGTTTACCTTCCAGCCTGGAACAACGGCATGAAACTGGCCTACGAAAGTCGTCCCAAGGAGATCAGGGAAGGGTGGTTGATGTGGCTTGGTCTCGGTGAGCCTGGTCGATAGCCGGTTTCAGGAGAGGAAACATGAAGAACGGTAGCCGCGGATCAGTATCACAGCTCAATAGCAAAACCAGCCTCTACTGTGGCTTTACTATTCTGAAACTCCCACGCAAAAAACCGTACAACCGTCAGCGCTATCAAATTACGCACACAGGCCATTATTACGGCATCGACTTTGCTTTATCAGAAGCATGTCGAACGATTGACAGAATCATGAGTAAAAAGCGGTTTATTGCTTTTTAATCTCTGGGGGCGAAAATGAAACTCGAATATGCAGATAAAATTAACTCGCTTTTACAATGCTTCCATTTCAATAAAGAGTTTCTGGAATGGAATCATGATTACTCTCTCCAGCTTTTACGCCATGGCGTATCCCACCTTTATCATTTCGCAATGCTTCAAGGCGAGAATGATGAATGCACTCTTGAAGAACTCCGCAACATCATTATTTCCGTCACCGATGGGGATATCCCTAAACCATACGACCTGCTATCTCTGGACGCTGAGCAACTGAAGAAGGCTATGAAGTTTGTTCAGCCGCAGGAGGTAACCGTAGAGGTTACACCGGAGATCCTGGAACACCTGAAACTGAGAGCTAGAGCCTCCTGGCGGCTGGAGCCCCCTCGCTTTAACTGATCATCGGAGTACGCCATGTTCACCGAAGAAAAAACATCCTGGGAACAGGAAATGCTGATTCGAGAAGCAGTGGAAAGTGCCGAGCAGGGGTTCACTGTACATCTAAAAAATGGTGCTCGTATCGCCATTAGCTCAAAAAGCCCGTCTAAAGATTTAATCATTTACGGGCTCGAAAAAGCAATTCGCGGTAATCACGAACGCGCGCGAATGACCTTTATTGATTTCATGTATTACTGGCATGAAAGGATATTTAAGCAGATTAAAAGAAAACCGCGTTCAAACAATTAAATAACCGCTGTAAAAATAACGGCATTCACTTTGCCGGGGATTTGTTTTGCCTTTTTCAGGAGGTTGCATGTCGGTTACGTCAATAAAGCCGGAAGGCGGAATAAGCGATCCAGAGTTTATGGGAATCAGCACCAATGCGCGCAAAGGCGAGCGCGCACACTTACTCGGATTGCTGCGCATTCGTATGGGCCTGCTGAAAGAGCAAGGCCTTACCCCCGAAGAGATTTATTCAGCACTTGAGCAGTGGATAGCCAACCACGAAACAATCACCAGCGAGGGCAGTAGACCATGAATCACGTAATGATCGATTTGATTAACGTTAGTAAGAAACCGTCATCACCTCTGTGTGCCATTGAAGCTGTGTTTTTTGAACCCTCAACAGGGCAGATCGGAAAGGTTTTTTATTCTTCGACAGACATTCGTAAATCTGAAAGCTTGAAGGGCCGTATCAGCATTAGTACGGCATTCGATTGGATGAAAAAAGACTCTCACTGGCGCGCCGAAGTAATGAGCGCAACCGAAGCTGAAGAAGATGCACTTTGCAGCCTTGCTGCTTTCATCGCCGACAATACCTGTCCCCGGAACGCGGCGTTATTCGTATGGTTCAAAGATGCCCCGGAAAAACTGGTTTCACTACGTTATGCCGTGGATCGCTTAGAGGTGTCAGGCATTTTCCCTGAAGGCACAAAATACCGCTGCACTCGTTCACTTCTCGACCTTGCTGCTGCCACAGACTATGCGCCTCATGCGAGAAGCGCCCTGGCACGTTACACGCTCACTGACGCGCGATATCAAGCGGAGCAAGTCTGCGAAATCTGGCAGCGCTTGACCTCTCCACACATTGGATCGCTATGAGGGCCGCCATGCATTCGCATCTGTCTGTTGTTTGTAACGCGCCGTTGCCGGTTTGTGAGAGGGCGCTTGCCGCCCTGAATTGCTTTGCTCGTGGACAGCGTAATTACACCCGCGTCAAGCCACACGCCTATCTCGTGATCCGCATTGGCCTCCGTTGGCGTTTGCTCAGCAAAAACGGTGGAAAGCAGTGGCGACTAATGACCCATGAAACCTATAACCAGGAATGCCGCAAATGATTAAGTCACCTCTTAAGTGGGCTGGCGGTAAAACCCGCGTGTTGCCGGAGCTGCTGAAGCACTTACCTAAAGCTGATTGCTTGATTGAGCCCTTTGTAGGCAGTGGCACAGTCTTTATGAATACGGAATACCGCCGCTATGTGCTTTGTGACAGCAATCGCGCATTGATCAATTTCTTCCTCGCGCTCAGGGAAGACCCTGAAAGATTGATACTGATCGCCAGGAACGTATTCAGAAATGGCAATAACGAAGATAGCTATTACGAAGAGCGCAAGTTGTTCAACCACCTGTCGTGGGATGACGAGTGTGCAGATGATTACATTGTACGGTGGGCGGCATCATTTTTATACCTGAACCGCCACTGCTTTAACGGGCTTTATCGCACCAACAGGGATGGCGGTTTCAATGTCCCCTTTGGCAGCTATAAGGAGCCTTATTTTCCAGAAGCCGAAATGCGCTTGTTTGCCGAAAAGGCGCGGGATACTCACGCGCTCTTTCTTTGTAATGATTTTCGTACTTCCATTCCGTACGTTGCCAGGAACCGCCTGGACTCTGCGATTTACTGCGATCCTCCGTACATCCCGACTAGCAAAACAGCCAATTTTACCGCTTACGGCAAGCCATTTACCCTGGACGATCACCGCGCTTTGGTTACGGCGTTGCTGGACGTTAATCGTCAGCATGGAACGCGCTCGGTCATCTCGAATAGCGACACACCAGAAACACGCCAGATCTACTCCGCTTTCAATCTCCACGCATTCAGAGTTCGACGTTCCGTTAGCGCCAAAACCCGCCATATGGCCGGTGAAGTGATTGGCGTACTTCGCGTGTGCGGCGGTTGCGGTCGTTCTGGTGGTGGAGGTTGTCCGGACTGTGGGGCGGTGATGGGCGATGCGGCATATGCCGAAATGTTTGGCGCGCCGGCTTGTTAAAGCGTTGGCTTTGCAAGATAAGATAACGACGGTGAGCTATGCCTGATTCCACAGCCCTGGCATGGAGCTGGAATGCCAGAAAGCAGCCAGTAAACCCTTATGCTGTTGATGTGCCTGCACGGAAACCATCTGCGCTGGCCGTCTGGATTGCGCTTTATGAGCAGGATAAAAGCGATCAACGCGAGCAGGCTGAAGCAATGAGTCGTGCAGCAGAAGAGTACCTCTTTTCTGTTGCACATTGCGATCCCTGGCGCTATGACGAACTGAATGATGCGCTGATTGAGAAAGCTAAGCGACATGCAGAACTCCATCGTGTTGATCCTCTTACCCTGATTCGTGATGACGTCGCCAGCTTGCCTGGTTTCCTGCGCAAGCCGCTGGAAACCAGGATTAAGTATTTGGAAAAATCAGAAGATCCACGCCATTTGCCTACCTATCTGAATGAGGTCATTACTCCCTCATTAGTGAGGATTGACAAGGTCCGTGCTAACCAGGCGTCGCTGTCATTCCAGGCCATGGCTGGTAGGGATAGTCTTGATCAACTCCTTCGACTTGCTGAACTGAATCAGCGGGAGGTTAAGCGGCTTTCAACGCTGGTCGCAGCGCACATTGATATGATTTTTATCCAGCTTTGCGGTGAGATACTGACCGATGAATTAGCTTCTCCCATCGTAATACTGGAGCTCTATCGTCGTGTGGCGGCCGAAGTGTCACGCCTCGATGTTATCCCGCCGGGTTATGAAGCGCTCCGCAGCAAACATAATCGCCGCAACCCGATTAACTACGAGCTGATACCGGGCGCGCTTGCCCGTATGCGTTGTGCTGACTGGTGGCAACGTAAGCTGTGGCAACTCCGCAACGAATGGCGGGAAGAGTTGCTTCGGGCAGCGTGCCTTGTTCATCGGCACGCATCACCTTATGTCAGCCATGACATTCTGTTGCAGAAGCGGGAACAACGCCGTAAGGCGATGGATTTTTTCCGCAACCATGATCTGATTAACGAAGATGGCGACACGCTCAGCATGGAGGATGTGGTGCTTGCAAGTGCCAGCAATCCAGCGCACCGTCGTAATGAGATGATGGCTTGTGTCAAGGGCCTGGAATTGATAGCTGAAATGCGTGGCGACTGCGCCATGTTCTATACCATCACCTGCCCTTCTAAGTACCACGCCACACTGATGAACGGGAAGCCTAACCCTACATGGGATCACTCTACAGTTAGGAAAAGTAGCGACTATCTGGTTGATACGTTTGCGGCATTCCGTAAGGCAATGCACAAAAAAGAGCTGCGCTGGTACGGCGTCCGCGTAGCCGAACCACATCACGATGGCACTGTGCACTGGCATTTATTGTGTTTCATGCGCAAAAAACATCGACGTGCAATCACAGAGCTGCTGCGTCGTTTCGCTATCCGAGAAGATCGCGCCGAACTTGGCAATAACACTGGCGCTCGTTTCAAGTCAAAGCTGATAGACCCGCGAAAGGGGACTCCGGCCAGTTACATTGCAAAGTACGTCAGTAAAAACATCGATGGGCGTGGGCTTGGTGACACCGTCAGCAAGGAGACGGGTAAATCACTACGTGATAGTGCCGAGTACGTCACTGCGTGGGCGTCGTTGCACCGTGTTCAACAATTTCGTTTTTTTGGGATTCCAGGCCGCCAGGCGTACCGCGAGTTACGATTGTTCGCATCGCAGGCAACTCGTGCAATGAAAACCAGCAAACCGGGTGCTCCGGTACTTATGGATCCAAAACTGGACGCTGTGCTTGCTGCTGCTGATGTTGGCTGTTTTGCCACTTACATCATGAAGCAGGGTGGTGTACTTGTTCCCGGAAAAATTACCTCATTCATACCGCCTACGAGCCGACAGTCGAACCAGGAACCTATGGCGATCACGGGATTCGTGTTTATGGGATTTGGTCGCCAATCACCGGTAAGGAAAACAAAATATGCACACATGTCCATACCTGGAAGATGGTGAAGAAGACTCCCGCTAACCCAGGCGCTGAAAGCGCCGCCCAGGGCGACCCCGTCGCCCCTTGGACTCGTGGCAATAACTATCCCCAGCCCCCAAAAAGGGAGGCAAAAGAGTATTGAATAATCCTCAACGATTGGAGTCGCAGGATCTAGAGAAGAATCGGGACAGCTGGATATAAATAAATTATCGCTTAAGAAAGAAAAGCATTACTAGGCGTCTTCATGAAGCATGTAGAGCCAAGGGAATGCCATTGAGTCACTCAAAGCGGTTTGATAAATGACCTATGACGTGTTGATTAAGCGACCTTTACCTCCTTGGGAGATTAAGTTCAGATGAAACTGATGCTGAACATTTTTTGTACGCCGGAGATCACTTTCTCAATCTCTACTGAGCTGTTATGACGGAAATTACGAACAACTTTCTATAACAGGTGAAAAACATCGTTTCCATGCAACGTATTGAAATTCTTTGTTTTTTTATTTATTCTAAAAAGCTAATTAAATTCTGGATTTTTGACCCTATTCATTGAAATTAATAGTTTCTCGAAAATGAGTAATTACACGATTTACATAATGCCATCAGTTTGATAACTTAATCTTGCACATAGGGGCAGATTTGTAGGTTTGGTATCGCAGCCTGTGATCTAAATGTGAGAGGGACTCGCCTTCTGACATCCTTGTTTCATCGTTTCGTATAACTCTATGCTTTGCGTAAGAGTGCCCCTATGTGTAATTCTATCACAGCAGGGAATGTAAATATGGTTGCTCCAACTACTATTGAGCGGTTAAGGCTTATCACCCCGGCAAGAATTAGCTGCTTTATTAAATTTAAAAGCTCATTTCTTAACCAACATCCTGTATAGAAATGGAGTCAACACACAATACAGCCAGTTTCGAATACCAAAAAAAGATGGAAGCTTTAGGCTAATATCATCTCCTTCATCTAAACTCAAAGATATTCAAAAGCGTTTAGCAGAACTTCTTTACGAATGTCAGGCGAATATACATTTTGAAAGGAAAATAAATCCTGTATTATCACATGGTTTTGAAAAAATAAAACCATTGTTACAAATGCAACCAGACATCGAAATAAAAGGATATTGTTGAATATTGATTTGGAAAATTTTTTCGAGTCAATAAACTTTGGCCGAGTTCGTGGTTTTTTTATTGCGAACAATGATTTAAATTATCACCATTAATTGCCACAACTATAGCGCAAATTGCATGTTTTAATAACAGCCTTCCACAAGGAAGCCCTTGTTCTCCAATAATCAGCAATTGATATGCACTATTCTTGATATAAGATTAAGCAAGTTAGCTCAGAAAAATGGATGTCAATATTCTCGATATGCTGATGATATTACTTTTCCACAAATAAAAAAGAGTTTCCCAAGAACTGGTAATTGATAATGATGTTGTGAATGTCGGGGCTGTGTTACTTAAAGAAATTGAACGTGCAGGTTTTAGAATAAATCATAGAAAAACAAGGTTGCTTTATTCAACTTCCCGGCAAGAAGTTACTGGGCTAACTGTTAATAAAAAAGTTAATGTCGACAATAGATATTACAAAAAAGTAAGAGCTATGGCTCATACTTATACAAGGATCAATCATTTGCTATTATAAAGGAATGCAAAACCGCAAAAGGGACTTTAAACCATTAGAAGGCATGATGTCCTTTATCGATAGCATAGATAAGTACAACAATAAATTAAAACTAGCTAACAAACAACCTCAAAAGTATCAATCTTTTAATTATGGTTTGAACTATGAAGGAAAACTTAATCGTAGAGAAAAAACATGAGTAAGTTTTATATTATAAATATTTTCATGGATTACATGCGCCTACCATACTTGTCGAAGGTAAACAGATAGAGTCTATCTTAAATGTGCTTTAAGATCACTTTTTTTAACTTATTACTTAGTGAAAAAAAACAATGCTACAGGCAATATAAATTATTCGCTTAATTTTTTAGGGAAAGTACAAGAACAAGTATTTTCTCGATAATCAGGGGGGCGGCTGAATTTGAGAAATTTATCACTCGTTATCCAGAGCAATATAAGCGATTTAATCATACCCTTGTATCCAGTCATTATGATTTTGGATAACGACAGTGGAACTAGACCATTGTTCGAAAAATATCTAAACCTTAGGTGTAATGAGGACTCTATTAAAAAAAATAGCTTCACCCAATTATACATAATTTATATATTGTCTGACGCCGCTCCTTCCTGGAGATAGGGACTCATGTATGGAGGATCTTTTTGATAGTTCTGTATTAAGTACTGTATGATGGTCGGTCATTTGATAAGTCTATAATTATAATAAAAGCACGCACTATGGAAAAATGACTTCTCATTGAAGGTTATTAAAGTTAATGAAAAAAATATTAATTTTTCAGGTTCTTACCAGTACTAAATGCTGTGCGAGATTGTTTAGTGCATTATAATATTCTAAATGAAAGTAATACGCTAGCAGACTAATGCTAGCGTATGTATTGATAAATTTAAAATCACACGCAGGCATCTTAAAGCTAAACGTAACTTATTAGCTTTTAAAGAACAGCCATTCTATTACTCTGAAGTTAAGTACCTGGGAGTTCTGTCAATAACTGTACGGTGAGCGCCGGAACGGCAAAAATAAACCGCAAAAATGACAGAACTTCCGCGGAATATCGAAGAGTTAAAACGATATTCACGCCAGGAAAGGCAGGAGATCACCGATAGATTGAGAAAAGTGCCTCTTGAAATTTCAGATCAAGCATTCGCGCGCAATGGGCGAATGTTGCGTACGTTGATTGATGACAAAACGCTTTGACGTGGGGGAGGGCAAAAGTACCGTCGCTAAAGATATGGGCCTGATGCCTGAGGACGCAGATAAGCGTTGGCGCGAGCAGCTACAAGTGAAGTGAAACGGCGGGCAGAAAATGCCGTGCGGTTCTGTATATAGAGGAAAAAGCGACGCGTTATCAACCACTAAAGCAGAGAGATACGGAGCTAAAAACATAATCACCGAATCGCGACAGACAACAGTCGATTAGCGCGGCAGTAGAGACAGTCCAACAAGTGAAATATGACAGCGCATCAATTAATTTGCGATGGAAGAATGCAGCAAAAATATAATATCTGAATGCTAAGGTTGGTTTTTTATGATTATAACGTAAGTGTTTTAAATGCTTGCATAATTCAGGAAAGGCAGAGGCCAATCAGTTAATTGTAGTTGCCTGCCTGGAAAGAGTTAAGAGGTTCTAGTCTTATTGTGTGATGAACAGCCCCAACTTAATAGCTTTAAGCCTATTTTGTTCCACTCATTAATTAATATTGGAGAAAGTGACTCGTTCAGTTTATATGACTCATTCTTTCGATAACGGTTGAACAGCCTCAAGAAGCCCAGTGCCAAAACCATCGAGGCCATACAGGGAGGTGTACAATCACATTGTAGCTTTTCAGGCAGCCTTTTCTTTGAAATTTGGAGCGTTAACTATTGCATCTTTCCAGTAGTTGTCCTTATATTTTTCATCTATTTCAATCACTTTCCTTATTGTAACCCTTCCTTATGGTCGAAGTATAATTTCGTGGTAGGACTATGGTTAGTCAAAGCTTTTATCGCTCCAATGCATTAAGGTATTTCCTTCAATTGTTTTATTAATAATGCATTGATCGACTATTTCAGTAGGAATTAAGGCTTCTACTTCATGGGATTCAATTGTATAATGTTTACATATAGCAGAATCACTTTCGTCATTAAATTTTGACGCTGTAGAACATATCCGGATTTTGGATGTTTTTATCACTATCAAGCAAGCATAAACAAAGAAAACGCTCTTCAAGAATTTTATCGAAATTGTATTTGTATTAGCCCACCACCATTGAGCACTTCAAAGTTAAATATTATACCACCCATTCTATTAATAAGTTGATAAAACTTTGATATGGATTTGTATAATTTATAATCACTTATGTCTCACATAGCAATTTTGTATACTGTATTTTAGAGGAATCATTAAAGAATGAATAACCAACAGTGAAGAAATTACCTTCATCTTTATCTTGTGTATAAGAGCTAGAGGAATTTTCATATCAACTTTGCAATAGTAGCTTACTAGGTTTTTAATTGCTTAAATTCTCTGGTTTTTTGAATGAGATTTGAGCTGTATTGCAAGTTAAACTACCTAATTCTTTAAAGTCGAAACCTTATGTAGAAAATCTACGTCAGTCAATATTAAATGTTTTCCTTCTCTGAAGGAACAAAAAGGTTGCACAATGATGAGTGTATATTGGCGTTATTAAATCTACATCCTGTGTGTTTATAATTCAATTAACATATCAGTTACCTGAGAAAAAACCGACTGGCCAATTAGTAAAGTAGCCTTCATCATCAAAATGGCCGTAAAAGCTGATGTGCCGGATTCTTTATTCTTCTCGAATATCATAATGTTTATCATCATCTTTATTAATGACTTTATTTTGAATGCATTTCCTATGGCGTCAACCATGGACTGACTATGCGTTTCAAATATAAATTTGACGTCTTTCTTTGACTCTTTTGCCGCATTGATTACTTTTGCAAAAAGGATATGCAACTTTTTCCTATATGCAGGATGTAAATGTAACTCTGGCTGTTCAATAACAAATATCACTTCGTCGCTTGAACTATCTTGACTATGAATTTCAGCCAAATGGAATTATTACTGGTAGTACTTGGGAATATCCATATCCCATATCACTAATTTATGTTCCTCATTATCATTATCTGTCTTAATTTTTATTGCATAATGAGAACATCAGTAGTAACAAAGGCGATAAATCCAAATTTTCATCTGTCCATTTTGGAATGCTTGCGTTTCCTCTTCAGAAAATGAATTTAAAATCATGGCTAAGTTGGAGCCTGTATGATCCATTTCCTCAACTTGCAGGTCTTGGAATCGATAAAAACGCTCAGTATTAGCTCTGATTGGGGCAAGATATTTTATTGATAAAAGTGATTTGAATAAACCTACATTAATTAATTCTGCAATGGAATTATAATGTTTTAATAAAATAAAAGGATGCAGAGCATTGAGCAGATCATTACGCGTACAGGAATCTCGAATGTTATTTATAAAATGGGCATGATTTTAAATAGCTCTTTAATTCCATGCTCGAGCCTGTTTTGAGTAGCTTCGAATACCTAAAGTTCTTTGTAGATGTTTCATACTTTGTATTATGATGAAAAAAACGATGTATCTTTTTTGCTGCTTGCTTAAATATACTCGTTGTGCCACTGCTCTTTTTCTCTAAAATGCTTCGATACTATAAGCATTATATTCTTCAATAAATTTTTTGTTTACAACAACCTGCTCTTTATAGTTACTTTTTTGGGGGTTTCAGTAATCCAAGATAATATGGGTAAAACTTATAATCTTTTTTTGAAGTAGCTTCAGCCTTTGTTTTCCAATTGAAATCTGGGCCGCTGGCATATCCATTGTATACTCTTCATCGTAATTAGGAATAACTTCAATGGTCGAGCCATCAATCTCAAAACTAACAGATTTTGCATATGTTTTTTTATTTTGCTCAGCTAATGCAATTTTCAATTTGAAGTCTAGGAAAGGGAATAAATTTACATCATCAAGAGATCTCCAATAATTGCAGGTGCAGTGTTAAGTGAAATTTTGAAATTTAGAATAATAGTTTCGTTATTATCACTTCCCTTGCATATTGCCTCTGAAAAGTTTCCGTAGTCAACATACCGACCATACCATAAAACAGGTCCTGTAGTTGTTCTTCAACAGACTGACGTAATAAGGGGAATAATCGGATCAATGAGCTTTACCACTGCTATTTGCGGCCTAATAAAACCGTCAGGCGGCTTAAGGTTACAATCAATGCACTGTGAAAAACTCCGTAAATTTTCAACACCAATACCTTTTAACATATAATCCTCTTGAGAAAGAACTATCCTTTTTACCTATACTAGTAAAAATAACATCGAAGCAAAGCAATATACTGTTAAGATTTCACACTTCAACGAGCTGTAAGCCATAGAATTAGACGGTGCTGGCTTCTTTTTATGTATTTTGTTTTATTTTTCAGTCACTTATTTTCTCTTGATTATCCAAGAGCTTTGTCCTCGCCATAAACTATGTTAAAGTTTTTCCAATGAAATCATATGCATTAAAATGCACAAATATGCGTGTTTTATAACGAACTCATCAATACGTAGGTCATTCCTGCCGCTTCTTGGAACGGTTCAGCTATGCATGACAAAAGACATGATAGTTGCGCGCAGGTGACGGGGGCAAGCCCCGCAAACGGGTCAGGGCAGGGAAGGCGGCAGAATACGCAATTTCACGGTTCTGCGTCACGGTGAGCGGTCGTTTTGGTTGGCGGCATGCCCTTGCAGGGAAAAAGCAGCGACGCGCAGAGGGGCGCTGATGCGGATTTTTTCAGCAGAAAAGATGAGGCCAGCGAAAACGCTGGCCTGTTATAAAGGCTGATGTTGTTTAAAGAAACTGAATTGTCTGGCGGTTATTTCTCAGCGGTAAGCAACGCGTAAGGGTTAAAGCGGATCACTTCTTCTCCGATCCACTCATTGACCACCTTCAGCGCCTCCATTACGGGCGTCAGCTCGTTGATAGCGTAGACCCTGCGGCTTTCGATATCCCAAATGAGCCGTTTCCCTCTGGCATGGCGCCATCAGCTGCGGCGGGATACGGTGCGCTGCGAGTATGTCGTCACGTGTGGCGTTCTTAATGTTGATAAACTCATCTTTCGCAGTGATCTGCTGGAAGGGGAGGATTTGCACGCCGTCTTTGCCGCCGCCTGGCGCATGCAGCAGCAGGTTTTAAATGCGCCTTTACACGGCGCCGGTCAACGTCTCTTTGACTGCCTTCATGCTTTTATCGTCAACCTGTCCGGCGCCAATATAGACAATGCATCCAGCATGCGATCCGTTGTCGTAGTACAGCTTACGGAACATGTCAGCGGATGGGCCAGGCTGGCGGCCAGCAGCGCTGCCATATATTCCGGCATGCCGTAGACCTCCTGATTGATATCAGGGTTCAGAACGTGACAAACCGTTCCTGATTTGAACGTGTGCTCTTCTTTCCAGCGCCGGATAAACCAGTATTGATCGAGATCTGTGCTCCCACGCCGGTGTATTTCGCCAGTGAATGACGGAAGGAAGTGGCCCGCCCAGGCGATTGCGCGGAGTTCAAGGTAGGCATTGCCAAACGTGAACCAGTCCAGCGCGAAGGCCGAGAAGGTCTGACGGTTGAGCAGCTTGTGCGGGATAAAACAGCCGGTGAGCACATTACGTTTGAAGTACAGGGCAGACTCATGCCAGGCGCTCTGGCGCGGAGCTTTAGCCAGCCCATAAAAATCTACCGGTGTTTCATAGTATCGCCCGTTATCCAGGCAATAGAGATTGTCCAGCAGGTCGGCCATATCACGTACCGGATAAGGCCCGTCAAAGCTGAATGCAGTTAACTCAGGATCGGCCTTCAGTGACTCCACAATGTCAGGGCCGGCGGTGCTGGCTATCGGCTTTTTACCGTATTTCTTTTTCAAAGTTACCATCCCATTGCGAAACACCGCCGCCACTTTCCTGGCCCAACGGTTCATTAATAATCGAAAGCATGGTTGCCGCACCATATCACCATGGCTTACGCCGCGCGATCGGTCCGTTTCGTAAGTGATGAAACCGCCGGGCGTAACAACTTTGCGAACAGCGTTGAAGGCTCTGACCAGACCCTGCTCGCTGCGGTCATATTCCCAGCGGCGGCGCGTATGACCTGCAACATTTTGAGGACAAGGCGCGCTTGGAAGATAGGCTCATCTGGTAGCAAATAGCCGCGGGAACCAGTTTTTAACAATCTGCCAGACCGCCTCCCCGACGCCTTGACCGTCAATGGCGATGTGAGTGACGTTGTAGCGCTCGCAGCCTCTTTGATGACCGCCGCCTGCTGTTCAAACTCAAGCCCTCGCAGTTGCTTCAATTCAACCGTGCGAAACCGGCCGCCCGGCCACAAGGGAGGGACCGTCACGGACAGAGCACCGGCATCACCATTGCCGCTGCCGCCGTTGGCGTCGTAGCCCAGCCACACCTCACGTTGGCCCATAGGGCGACTGGCGAAGGGTTTCCAGTCGGGCCAGTCGTCATACCCGTCAGCGCCGCCCCCAGTAACTGGCTAAGATTGAACGCCTTTCGCCGTCTTTGACGAACTCGCACATGTACAGGTTTTCAAATTCATCAGGGCTGTTTTCGTCCCGGATTTCATCAATGTCGGTGTAGTCCCAGCCGTTATTGATAGCGTCCTGAATAGTGACGATCTGCCGCCACGTTTTATCCGGGTAAAGCACGCCGCTATGGGTTTTCTTCCATGAAACGTCAAAGTCAACGCGCTGCGCTTTAGGCCGTTTCGCATTCCATCGATCGCCGGTCCAGAACTGATAGGCTTCATGGCTTTCGCTGGATGGCGTGGAGAAGTACGTGCGTGTTAAGCCTTTGAGCGTTGCCATGGCGCCGGCAACTTTGCGCAGGTTGATAAATTTCCTGTCCAGAAAAACTCATCAAATCGCAGGTGGCCGGTGTACGACTGCGCGCCGTCGCGCCGACGTCCCGAGAAAATGCAGCTCCGCGCCGTTTGACAACGTGATTTGCTCACCGCCTTTAAGTTCGACGTCCACCTCTTCAGCCGCTTTACGGATGAAGTTGCGGAACTGGAGCGCCTGCTTGCGGGACGCCGACAGAAAAATTTGGTTGCGCTGATAGTCGTGCTTAACGTCCGTTCTCAGTGCGCCCAGTAATGCCTCGCGGGCAAAGTACCAGGTTGCCCCGATCTGCCGCGATTTGAGGATCATCCGGTTACGCTGATCTCGTTGTTCGTACCAGCCGCGCTGGTGCCATGCGAGAGAGTCGAGAATTTTTAAGCGCAACGCCTCGATCTGCTCCTCGGAGAAGTGATTTTTCTTCTTGCGACGACTGGTTTTTTTTACGCCGGTGATAGTGGAAGCCTGCCCGGTATCAAGCTTTTTCAACTGCCGGGTTAACAGGTCAATCTCTTTGAAATCGCCACTGGTTTTATTGTCTTTCGCGCTCAGCTGGCAGAGACGGGTGTCAATGGATTGCGTCACCCGTTTGATGGGCGTTGTGTCATCCCACTCGTCACGCTTTTTCCACGAATAAACCGTTTTGAGTTGATGCCCATGAGTCGCGAAATTTCGGCGGCGGGTAACCCTGCCAGTAGAGCTGTTTTGCCCTTAATCGAATAAACGCATCCTGAATCATCACTTCCCCTTTTGAGCAGGGAGATTACCTGCGCGCGATCCGCGGCTCGGGCTTTCAGGTCTGGCCGTTCTCCGACAACAAAACCGCGTGGCGCCGGGCTTTCAGGCTCTGCGATGATGCAGCGACTGACATAAATCAACAGGATAAAACGACATGGCCAGCACGACTAAACCCGCCCGCAAAAAGTTTCGCGTTGCGGTTTCCGGCGCCACCGTTGACGGGCGCGAGATCCAGCCGCAGCACCTCCGCGATGCGGCGGCGAGCTACAACCCGGCCGTTTACGGCGCCCGCGTGAACGTGGAGCACTATCTCTCCATGCTTCCTGACAGCAATTTTGGCGCCATGGGGGATGTTGTTGCTTTAAGCGCGGAGGATATTACCGAAGGGCCGCTGGCCGGTCGTACGGCGCTCTATGCCGAGATCGACGCTTCGGCACGAATGAAGCAGCTCACCGATGAAGGAAAAAAATCTATTCCAGTATTGAGCTGCATCCGCAGTTTGCCCTTAACGGTAAGGCGTATGTGGTCGGCCTGGCGATGACGGACACCCGGCAAGTCTTGGGACTGAGCGCCTTAAATTTGCCGCGCAGCAGCGCGCGCAGGTGATGGCCTTCAATAACCAGCAGATCGAGGCGCCGCTGTTCTCTGATGCGCTTGAAGCTGAAGTGATCGAACTGGCCGCTCATCGCAGCGAGGAGGGCGTCAACTGGTTCAACCGCGTGATGGGCATCCTTGGTAAAGGCCAGAAAACCGACGATCAACGGTTCAGTCAGTTGCATCAGGTTGTTGAAGCCGTTGCTCAAACTCAGGCAGACCAGATTGACCGGTTCAGTGCCCTGGAACAGGACCGCCAACAGGATAAAGCCACCATTCAGCAACTGACCAGCGAACTTAACGAGCTGCGCGGTCAGCTTCAGCTCCAGCCCGCAGAAAATTACAGCGCACGACCGGCGGCAACCGGCAACAGCAGCGCGCAGCTTGCAGACTTCTAAGAGGTAACCATGGAAAACCAGACCCGCGAACTATTTGATAAGTACATTGTGCGCCAGGCACATCTGAACGGTGTCTCACCCTCAGCCGTTGCCAATCTTTCAGCGTCGATCCGACTATCCAGCAAAAACTGGAACAGGCCGCCATGGAGTCGGATGACTTCATGAAGCTGGTTAACCACTTTGGGGTTAAAGAGCAGGAAGGGCAGAAAGTAAAAATTGGCAGTAAGGGACCGATGGCGAGCACCAATAACAGCTCGGACGGCACCAACCGCCGTAACCCTGCACCGAACCATAACAAAGAGCCGCAGAACTACCACTCCGCAAAACCAACTATGACTATGCGCTTTCGTATGCGGAGCTGGACGCGTGGGCCGGTCACCCTGAATTTCAGTCATTAATCAGTAATGCGATGGCCCGTCAGCTGGGGCTGGATCGCCAGATGATTGGCTTTAATGGCACGCATTACTCTGAAAACTCCGACCGCACGACCTATCCGTTATTGCAGGATTGCGGCGTTGGCTGGCTGCAAAAGATCCGCAATGAGGCGCCGCAGCGCATTATGCCAGGTATCACGCTGACTTCCCGTGATGAGAATAACGCGGTAATTGCGTCAGGCACCTACGGCAATATTGATGCCGCCGTGCTCGATGCACGCCACAGCCTTATGGATCCCTGGTTCCGCCGCGCTCCCGGTCTGGTGACTGTGCTCTCGTCCGATCTGCTGCTGAAAGTGAACCTGCCGAAAGTGAACGCGCTCAGCCAGACCAATCCGAATACCGAACTACTGGCCGCGCAGCTCATTGTCAGCCAGGAAAAGATCGGCGGCCTGCCGACGGTCTTTGTCCCGGGCATTCCTGAAGATGTCGTGCTCATCACCAACCTGAAAAACCTCTCTGTGTACTACCAGAAAGGCTCCCTGCGTCGCTCTATCCGGGAAGAGCCGCACTACAACCGCGTGGCGACTTACCAGTCCAGCAATGATGACTATGTCATTGAAGAGTACGGCATGATTGCCATGATCGACGGCGTGACATTCGCCTGATAATCCCCATCACATGGCGGGCAGCAAGCCCGCCCAGGAGAATGAACCCATGCTGACACCGGCACAAAGACACTTTCAGAAGGTAATGGCAGAGAGGCGGGGCATCAGTGATGAGCGTGACGCGGAGACGCGCACCGCGCATGAGCAGATCCTCTTTCGCCTGCATATGCATAAATCTTCGCTAAGCCAAATCCAGTCCCGCCAGGCGAAGGCCGCTGTAAAGGCCAGCATCCTTCCTGAGTTTCAGGGATGGATTGACGGCACGATCGAGGGCGACAGCGGGCGCGCGGATCCGGTCATCACCACGCTGATGGTGTGGGCGGTGGACTGCTCCGACTATGCGCTGGCGCTGCGTATCGGGCGCTATGTCGTTAAGCATGGCCTGAGCATGCCGGATGACAACTATCGCCGCCCGGCACCCACGGTACTGGCCGAGGAAATCTGCAATCCCATTCTGAACCTCGCCACCACGGACGCCGGAGCCGATTTGTCAGGCTATATCCCCATGCTGGACGAGCTGGCCGAAATTGTGGCTGACAGTGATATGCCGGATGAGGTCCGCGCGAAGCTGTGCAAGGTGAGGGCGTTTTGCCGTCGCGACACGGAAGACGCGGAAACCAAAGGCGAGGCGCTGAAACTCTTCCGGGAAGCCATGAGTCTGAACCCGGGTGCCGGTGTGAAACGGGAGATCGCTTCTCTGGTCAGCGCTTTGAAAAAGGCGCCGCAGACCAGCGCGGCAAGTGGTGATGCGGAAGATGAGACTTCATCCAGCGATACAGCAGCAACCGAAACACCCGCAACAGAAAAAGCCACACGAACGCGCAAGCAGACGAAAACGGCGGCCGGCACTCAAAAAGCCACCCGCAAAACGGCGGCAAAAAAGACAACGGAAACCGCCACAAAGTAAACGCCTGAGCGTAATGAACTGGCCCCGCGCCACAGGCGGCGCGCCCGGCGCTCTGCCCGTAATGCGGTCTTTTTACCGGACGCCCACCGCCTGACCTACCGGAGAAACGACGATGAGTTTTATCGCACAGCGCCCCGTCAGACCTGCTGAAAGTGATGTGACAGACGTGGACGACGGCGGCGCACAGATTGCCATCGGAACTTTCTGGCCGACGGTAAAACTCCACGATTTGCGCCTCGCTGCCCGCATTGCCGGTGACATTACGACTTCCCGATTGATGCATATGGCAACGGAGGCCGCGCTGCATGTCGCGGATCAATTGAAGGACTGGCGCAAGCAAAGGGAAGCGGAAGGTGCGGAATCTCTGGCCTCTGTGCTGCTGACTTCTGTCGGTGAACCTGTCGAGCAGATTAACGGCGAAAGCGCAAAAGTTTACCGCTTCCGGCGTGCGGTCTACTCCTTCACGCGCGCCAGCGTACTGGAGGGTTACAGGGATGTTGGCACCACGCCAAAAGGTGACAAAGACGCCGAAGCCCTGGACAGGCAAATAGATGATCTCTGGCGGGACGGGCGCTGGAGTATCGCTGACATTCGGGAAGAAGCCCGGATCTATGCGGAGCTGTTCTGATGAAAGTCAGGGCGCTGCAAAACGACACGGTTGATCAGCTTTGCTGGCGTCATTACGGCAAAACCGCAGGTGTCACGGAGAAGGTGCTCGAAGCCAATCCGGGACTGAGCAACCAGATATTTTTGAATGCCGGGCAGGAGATCGAAATGCCCGTGATAACCAGCGAGGTGGAACGGGTAACCGTCCAGTTATGGGAATGACTCTGGATCGTATTAACGAATATTTTGCGTTTGCAACATCCGCCCTGGTGACCGGCGTGGGCGTCATGACCGTCAGCGAAAAACTGGCGCTGGCTGGCCTTCTTCTGGGGATTGTTTCCGCCGTCCGGCTGGCGATTCACCGCCGCCGCATTGAGCAGGCCAGCCAGCGCCGTAACGATTTGATCGAGCAGATTCTCCGCCAGGCGCAAACCCGCAACCTGTCGGACCGCGAGCGGCAGTTGCTGGAGCAACTGCACGGAGACAAACCTGCATGAAGAACATCATCAAAAAATGTTCGATTGCGGTGATAGTGGCTCTGGGCATTTCGCTGGCGCCCGGGAGCGTCAGAACATCGAAAGAAGGGCAGCAGAAAATTGCAGGTTGGGAAGACTGCCGCAGCACGCCTTATTACTGCACGGCGGGGGTGTTGACGGTTGGCATTGGCTCCACGGGCGGCGTGGAAAACCGCGAATACAGCAACCAGGAAATAGCGCGGCGCTGGATCAACGATCTGCAACGGGCGGAGAACTGCATCAATAACAATTTCCATGGTGCCGACATGCCGCAACTCACCTTTGAGGCTATGACGGATGCGGCCCTGAATCTGGGCTGCACCGGGCTGATGTGGTTCACCGATAAAAACGGACGCAAGCAGAGGACCACGATCTGGAAGCATGCCCAGGCCAGACAATGGCCGCAGATGTGCAACAGGCTGACTGATTTCGTCAATGTGGGCGGTAAGCGCTCCGCCGGCCTGGTTAACCGGCGCAATGATTTTAAAGCCTGGTGCCTGCTGGGCCTGAGTACGCCGTCATGAGGGCGGGCAGTGTGATTGTGATGCTTGTCCTTCTGGCTGCTGTCTGGTGGCAGACCGACCAGCTGAGTGAGGCCCGGACCCGCAACAAGCTGCTGACCGAAACGGCGACCGGTTACGACCAGGTTATTCAGGAAGTGAAGGCGACCGCCATACAGACCCACAAATTACTGGCAGAGGTGAAAGTCCGTGAGCAACAGCGTAATGCAGAAGGGGAGCACCGACGTGAAGCAATGCAGGCCGCGTTCAATGGTGACGCGTGCGCTGTTACTCCTGTGCCTGACGCTGTCAGTCGCAGCCTGCAAAAACGCGCCGCCCGCGCCGGTCATTCAGCTGGTCCGTGAACCCGTCCCGGAGAGTCTGACCGAAGAGACACCACGCCCGGCGCTGGATAAGCCAGTGACCTGGGGCGCGGTGGCGATATTCAGCGACAGGCTGATGGATGCGCTTGATGCCTGCAATGCTGACAAAGCGGCGATCCGCCAGTGGGACAGCCTGCGCCAGAACACCCGAAAGGAGCCATAAATGCTGAAGATAAACACACTCCGCGCCGCCATAGAGAAAGCAAACACCTGGTGCCGGGCGAACCCGGAAGCCTGGACGGTGTTTGTTGAAGAGGGTGGCATTGAAACCACCGGTGAAACGCCGTCTTTCATGTATCGCTATTCTCTGGTGCTGTTCGTCATGAACTACGCCGGGAGCATTGACGACTTCACGCTGCCGCTGATGGCCTGGCTCTGGTTTAATCAGCCCGATCTGCTGCTGAACCCGGATAAAAACCAGCAGATAAAATTCACCACACTGATTAACAACGACGACACCGCCGATCTGATGTTTGAGCTGCCGGTGCGTCAGCGGGTACTGGTTCAACTGGATGAAAACGGCGTGCTGTGCGCCGAGCATTTGCCGGAGCCGCGCCCGCGCGTGCTGGCCCCCCACGCCACAGGCTGGGGGCTGGTATTTGAAGGCATGCTTCAGGAGGCCGGAGCGTGAGCGATCGGATGTTCAGCGAGCTGGATCAGGTCTTTCAGGACATTCTCGACGGCGTCAGCCCGGCGGGGCGCACCCGAACTGCGCGCAAAATTGGTCTGGCATTGCGCCGTAGTCAACAACGCCGCATCGCATCACAGAAAAACCCGGACGGCAGGCGCTACACGGCACGCCGCCGCAAAGTTTACCGCACCCAGCAGGGGATCAAGTTCGTCTGGAATAATGAGGTCCGGGCGCTGAAAAACTGGCGGGGAGGGCGCGGTAAATATGGCCGGACAATCACGGGCTTTGATGAGAAACGCAGCGGTATACGCACCTTCTACCGGGCCGATATCGAGCGCTATCTGGAAATCAAAACGCAATCAGCGACGCAGACAGAGACAAAAAAAACGCCGATGTTTACCCGCCTGCGCACCCTGCGTTTTATGAAGGTCAGACCGGACGCGGGCGGCGTCACCGTAGGATTTGACGGCATTGCTGCGCGCATTGCCCGTATTCACCAGTACGGCCTCCAGGATGAAGTTGGTCCGGGCGCCTAGGCACAGTACCCGGCGCGTGAACTGCTGGGCATGACCCCGGCAGACCTTATCGCGACGGAAAACGCCGTTATCAGCAGTCTGGGGGGGGCGTCATGAATGCTGAGCTGATGCGCCTGCTGGAAAACATTCTGCGTCTGGGTGTGGTGGAGCAAATCAGCGCCGACAAGAAAGCGGTGCGCGTTCGCTCCGGCAGGCTGCTGACCACATGGATCCGCTGGAATGTCACCCGCGCCGGGGCATTCAGCATCTGGCTGCCTCCCTCGATAGGGGAGCAGGTCTGGATCGGTTGCCCGGGCGGCAACCCTGAGAACGCATTTGTGATTGGCTCTGCATATAGCGCAGATAATCCGCCAACGGGCAGCAGCCTGCTGGAAATCATCATCACCGCACCGGATGGCGCTCGCCTGCATTACGACGCTGCCGCCGATGCCGGAGCACTGGCCGTGACCGGCATTAAAACCGCGTATATCCAGGCCGAGACCCGCGTCACGCTGGATACGCCGGAGGTGGAATGCACAAACCACCTCAAAACACGCACTTTCGAACTGACCCACGGCGGCACGATGGCCGGTGATGTGTTCCATTCCGGCGGCGTGTTGCAGTCAAACGGGATCACCGTACATGAACATAAACACGGTGGCGTGCAGTCTGGTGGGAGTACTACAGGAGGCCCGCAGTGACAGCCAGTTACACGGGGATGAACCCGGAAGGCACCGGTTCGCTGACCGATCACGATCAGCTCTGGCAGTCTGTGACAAAAATCCTCACCACGCCAACAGGCTCCCGTGTGATGCGCCGGGACTTTGGCAGCGTGGTACCTGATTTACTCGATGCGCCACAGAACACCGTCACCCGCATGCAGCTGATGGGCGCCACCGCTATTGCGCTGGCGCAGTGGGAGCCGCGGATCAGTCTGACCACCGTCAATGTGGAGTTTTCAGAAACAGGCGCGGTGACTGCTGAACTGGCCGGTACTATCACGGAAACCATGACAGAAACCAGCAACACCATCAGGTTAAGGAGCTAGTGTGCAAACGTCCGTCGATTTATCTCAGATCCCACAGCCTGATATCGTCGAGGTGCCGGATTTTGAAACGGCGTTGGCTGATATCCAGGCGCTTATCGTGGCGGCCATGCCTGTGGAACTTCAGGCTTCTGTGTCTGCTGCGCTGCTGCTGGAATCTGAATCGATGGCGGCACTGGCCCAGGCATTCACCTATCGCGAGATCCATCTGCTTCAACGTATCAATGAAGCCGTGCGCGCGGTGCTGCTTTCGAGCGCCTTGGGGGCGGATCTCGATCAGGTCGCCGGGAATTTTGACACTGAACGCCTGCTGATTACCGAAGCCACCGACGAGGCGGACGCAGTATATGAAAGCGACGAAGAGCTGCGCGGCCGCACGCTGCTCTCATGGGCTCGCCTGAGCACGGCGGGCGCCAGAAATACCTATCACTATTTTGCGCGAGGTGCGGATGCGGATGTGCTCGATGTGCGCGCCTATGGCCCTGAAACACATAACCAGGAAGGACGCGTTTTTCTCTACGTGCTGTCACGTACCGGAGATGGGACTGCCCCGCAGGCGCTGCTTGATAAAGTCCTGTCAGCGGTAAACCCGGAAGACGTGCGTCCGATTACGGATTATGTGGCTGATTATGTCCGCTCCGCTGTGATTGTGAGTTATCAGGTGGTTGCTGATATTTACGTCCCTTATGGCGTGGACACCGCCACGGTGCTGGAAAAAGCCACCGCAGCACTGAACGAATACACTGCCTCTGTGCATCTTATCAACGCCACCGCTGCACGGTCAGGCATAGACGGGGCGCTGCATCAGGACGGCGTTGTCACCGTCGATTTGCATTCACCCGTCGCCGATGTCGTTGCGACGATGGGCGAAGCCCCGCATTGCACCGCCGTTAAAATCAATCTTGTGGTGATGGACCATGACCGCTAATTATCCCGCCAGCATTCTGCCCCCCAACGCCACCGCCGTGGAGCGGGCCATCGACAGAGCCAGCGCCGCAGCGCTGGAAAGGTTGCCTGTATATCTGATTCGTTGGGTTAAAGATCCGGACAGTTGCCCGCTGGCGCTGCTGCCGTGGCTGGCGTGGGAATATCAGGTTGATACCTGGAATATTAACTGGTCAGAACAAAAGAAACGCGATGCGATCAAGCGCGCCCACTACATACACCGCCATCGCGGTACGGTCGCGGCCGTCCGTCATGCCCTGGTGGACAGTCCTTTTGGGACGGATATTGTTGAATGGTTCAACCAGAACCCGAAAGGGGATCCGTATACCTTTCGCCTGAACGTTTATCAGAATGATTTACCGGTGACGGAATACGACCAGCAGGATCTAAAACTGGCGGTGCTGCGCGCCAGGAATCTGCGCAGCTGGTTTTCCGTTCATGTATTTGGCCGACTTCAGGGAACCTCGTATGCGGCCGGTTACATGTACGCCACGGAGAAAATCACGCCGCGCTTTGTCCCGTTGCAGGTGGTTTTATCCCGCTACGAGCTGAATCTGGCCCCCGGGGACGCGGAAACGGTCACGGTGACAATTCTCCCCGAATACGCGGAAGATAAAACCTTTACGGTAACTACATCGGATCAAACAATCGCGACCGCCCGGATAGTAAACGGCGATATTCTGGTTACGGGCATGAAGCGAGGTACCTGTTCGGTCACCGTTACGACGACTAATGGCGTCAGTGCGGTGATCAGTGTGAAAGTGGTCGCGGTGATGAAGTTCATCACCCGCATCGACAGTGCAACCAGGCCAATATTCTTTGCTCATATGGACGAGGGTTTCACGGTTGACTATGGCGACGGCATCGACAGCCGGGACTACCGTTTCGATCCCGCCAGTGAAGCTTCAGGTTGGGTTATTCCTACACGTGAATTAGTACAGGGAAAGGAATACACCATCACGGTTAAGAACACGGAAACCGCCTGTCTGCGCAGCCGTTTATCTAACTATTCTTCGAAACTGAACCCTGTTGTGGAATTGATTAGTGTTACAGGGGAAAGAGGTCATCTTTCAGGGTTCGCTTTGGATACCACCGGATTAATGGCTATTCGTCCCGGAGCATTTGACGATTTGCCAAACGTGAATAACTGCAAAAATATTTTTACCAACTGCTCGTCGCTTACAGGTATCCCGGCATCGTTGTTTTCACGCATGAAGATAGCGGATTTTTCAGACGCATTCAGAGGGTGTACATCGCTTACTGAGGTTCCATCGGGGCTATTTGCAAACCAGCCCGATGCGATCGACTTCTCATCGGTATTTGCAGGCTGCACCGGCCTGATCAGTATCGGCAATAATCTGTTCCACAGCTGTGTATCTGCGGTGAATTTCAGTTACGCGTTTGATGGTTGCTCAATGCTTGCAAATATCGGCACGGGAATATTTACAGGATGCGGTTCAGCAGGGACATTCTCTTATAGCTTCAGGGCGTGTAAAAATCTTCTTGTCTTGCCTGCTGATATGTTTGCGGATGTTCCGGGCGGCGCATTCACCGGCGTATTCCAGAATTGCACGGCACTGACGGCAATTCCCGCCAACCTGTTTAAAACATGTTCTGAAGCGAATCATTTTGGCGGTGCATTCACTGGCTGTTCGCAGCTTCTTTCTGTTCCTGCCGGTCTGTTTGCTGGTCTGTCGAAAGTGACCTATTTCGGCACGGTCTTTTCTGGTTGCAGTTCGCTGAAAACGGTCGGCGCGGGTTTATTTGCCGGGTGCAGCCAGGCGCAGACATTCGCCTCTGCATTTTACAGCTGCCGCTCTCTTGAAACTGTAGCGAAAGATATTTTCAGCGGCTGCGTAGAGGTGACGACCTTTGCCAGTACGTTTTATGGGTGCAGCAGCCTGACAGCGCTCCCGTCCTTTGCTGACTGCGCGAAAGTCACCACTTTCTCATACGCTTTTGCTAACTGTGGATCGCTCACGAAAATTGATGCTGATGCTTTTGCTGAGAAAGCGCTGGTAACGACATTCACATACGCTTTTGTAAACTGTACTTCGCTGGTTTCTGTGGGGAACGGCGCATTTCGGGGATGTAGCGCGTTAACCAGCCTGGGCTATACGTTTTCAGGTTGCCGCGCTTTGGTTTCTCTCGCGGGAGATATGTTTGCCGGTTGCGCCAAAGTGACAACCGTCGATTTCTTGTTCGAAAAGTGCTCCGCGCTGGCTGGACTGCCAAAACAACTATTCAGCGACATGGTGTCCCTGAAAGGGATGGGATCGACATTCCGGGATTGTACTTCACTCATCGCGCTACCATCCGGCCTGCTCGATGGTTGCGTTAATCTCACTTCGTTAACGCTTACATTCTCGGGCTGTACCTCACTGGCGGTATTGCCAGGCGATTTACTGAAAAACAACACGTTGCTGACCAGTGCCGGATCAACATTCTACGGTTGTACCTCACTGGTAAACATTCCGCCGGCGCTGTTCGCGTCCTGCTCGCTTATTACCTCGTTTGGCGCCACGTTCCAGAATACCGGAGTGGAGGAAATACCGGAAAACCTGTTCAGCGGCAACCCGCTGGTGACCTCTTACGGCCAGACCTTCAGGGGCTGTAAAAACCTGCGCTCAGTGCCAGCCGGTCTTTTTGCCGCCAGCATAAGTGCCACGGTATTCACGAATGTCTTTTCGGAATGTGGTGCGCTGGAAGTCGTCGGGGCGGGATTACTCAACACCACGGCGGTCACGACGGTGGGTTATCTGTTTGACGGCTGCGCGTCATTACGCAGCGACGTTAACACGATCTTTAATTTTGCGAGTTACCCGGAGATTGTCACCACAACGGCAATATTCAGGAGCTGCGCATTACTGGCCGGCAAAGGCCTGGCATTTATGGGCAAAGTGCCGAACGTCACCGCGCACTATTACGCGTTTTATGCCTGTGCGGGCCTGGACGATTACGACGATTTACCCGGCAACTGGATAACGAACAAACTATGAAAACATTCAATCAATTAAAAAGCCTGATCGACTTTTGTCAGACCGATGCGTTTTTCCTGGAACACCTGAACCGGCTTCAGATCGCTGGCGTGATTTATCTAGATGAAGGCGATATCGATGCTGAGCGCAAGACTGTGAGTGATGATTTTTATGATCGACTTGCCAGTGTGTACGGCATTGAGCCAGAAACGAAAAATGAGGAGGCATAATGGCCACGGGACTGACACTAACCACGGCGGGTGCCGCCGAAATCGAGGCCGCGTATCAGGCGGGGGAGGTTGTGCATATTACCTCCGTGCTGATCGGCGATGGTGGCGGCGTGACATTGCCGACTGATCCCGATGAGCTGGCGGCGGTGACGGCGCTTTTTGGTCAGTTTGGCCGTGAAACCTTTGACTCTGATTCAAGCTATGAGGGCTTTATCAGCGGTCAGATCGTTATCAACTGCCAGGATTATCCAGGTAAAACGCTCAGAGAAGCGGGGCTGGTTAGCGCTAAGGGGACGCTCATCGCTTACGGCACATACCCGGCGACATACCTCCCGGCGCAATCGGATTCCATTATCAAAGAGATCATTCTGACGCTGGTGTTGACGCTGACGCACAGCTCAAATGTGCAGCTCGTTATAGATCCGACACTTGCCACTATCACGCTGGAAACGGGCGATAAACGTTATCTGCGGCGAGCACAAAATCTTGCTGATTTAAACGATACAGAAGAGGCCCGGGAAAATCTGGAGCTGGGAAACTCAGCCACGCGGGACGTGGGCACCGAGGTGGGAACGGTAGCCGCAGGAAATGACTCGCGCATCGACGGCGCACTGCAAAAAGAGAAAAACTTGTCCGATCTGAGCAATCCATCAGAGGCGCTAAAGTCGCTGGGGCTGGACAGAGATGGAGTCGGATACAAGGCTATTGTTGACGCCATTTTTTACGTCGGGATCATCATCTCTGGAGAACAAAGCCCGGCGACTTGCTTTCCCTGGCAGACATGGGTCGACTTAAGTGAAACCTTTGCTGACAGAGTGGTGCGGATTGGTTCTCAGTATGGTAGAACCGGCGGCAATAACGAGGTAATACTGAAAGCCGATAACCTTCCCCCCCACTGGCATCGTTCAGGCGACAGATCACCCGGGGCCACGTGGGATCCTAATACTACCCACGGAACAGATAATCAAAAAAGCGGTCCACTCGCCCTCACTGAAGGGACTTATACCGATATGGATGGTCAGACAGAATCCTCGAACGAGTCGATTGATGTGACTAACGAATACGTTACCCTTTGTATGTGGAAGCGAACGGCATAAAAAACAAGGTCAATAATGACCTTGTTTACTAGTATAGTGTATCGTCATATATTACTGCTTAAACTAGTGCTAACGGTCTCTTCCGTTGGCGCTCATCATTTTAACAACGATAATCGTTAGTAAAGCCTAAGTATTTCACTGCGTCTATACACCGTTATTATTTTTTTCACCTCTCTAATAAAAACGGAAACCGAGAAATCACTCTCCGCAATTCGGATCTACATCGCAATCTAACCTAGATATCTTCATAAGTTCTCTCTCGTGTATTCATGAAGACGTTGCTTGGCTTTTTGATATATTTCTGAATTAGCAAGCAGATAGGCACAAAAGCTTGAGAGTCTCGCTTTAGGTTGCGCCAGTTCTTCAATCGTGCGAAGCGCATCGTTTATCTTTCCTGCACGTTTCTGTTTATTTGACGAAGTACGTGCCATGTCAAATTCTTCCATCGCCTCACGGATGTCAGCCTCAAAAATACGGAAGCTTACGAGAATATCGCCTCTTGCTGAAAAAAGCCTTTTATCAGACAAGCCACATACTTCAATCGTTTTTTTTGCGATATCATGGTTAGCCCCCTCTTTGGGCTCAATCATGATATCTGTATATGTAAAGCAATCACTGGGATCAAGATCGTAAGGGTTTATTATGGGGTGCTGCTGAGTATCATGATTAAGTTTTTTGTTATTACAAGCCTTGCAACTATAAAGGAGATTTGTCCATTCAAAGGCTTTATTAGTATATATAGATTTCGGATGAAAATGTTCAACCTCAGCAAAGCCAGTCTCGGCTGGAATACCTTCACAGAAAGCGCATTTGTGAAAAGAACTTTCTTTCAGTGCGTTACGAATATCGTCATGACGATAATGTTTTAATGCGGCCTCTTTTTCAGAAGCAGGTATTTTTTTGTACTCATTGTACTTATCGACCAGTTCCATAATACACCGGGTCCACTCTGCACGATTATCGCATAAAACCTGGGGTTCAGGGGGGCGAGTTAATTTAATCATTTACTTTCGCCTCCATGCCTGCTATGCGCGTCTTGAGTATGATTAACACCGCATCACCCGGATGGCAGATAGATTCTAGACGGGCATAGTTTTCTTTGAGAGCATCAAGGTTATTATCCTTAATGTTTTCATAACAAGATTTTACCAGTGTTTCATAATCTTTGTTGTCAAGGCTTGTCACACCCATGAGCTCAGTCAAAATTAAATCTGTACTCCACCCTGAATATGCTTTATCCGAAGGTTGGAATTCATAAGTTTCATCAGGGTATGATGATGGAAGCATGATGATCTCATTTTTTTTTGCCGAGGCTAAAAGGTGGGGGGAATGAGTTGTTACTATAAATTGTATATTAGGGAATATAGCTGCAATTCCCTCCCTTACAGTCAACTGCCATTCCGGATGTAGGTGGTTGTCCAACTCATCGATCAGCACAGTTCCGCACGCTGTTGTTACATTTCGCTCTCCTACGGGTAAACAAGCTTCCACCCATTCAAATATTGCAATAATAATATACAAAATAGCCTGAAACCCTGATGAAAGTTCCTCAAGGAAACAATTTTTATCATAAATTGAAAAAACAGGCTCAAGATCGCGCCCTGTTTCTATATACTGGAATACACTATTGAATGGTCCAATTACTGGTAACGATTTGATCAAATGGTCCCAGTTTGTTTTCTCCTCTTTTGCCCATGGTTTATCTATTACAAAGTATCTGTTGATAAGCCATTGCTTTACATCTCGTGAGGAATTATTGTAAAGAGAGTGTAGAGCTTTGTTACAATAATCCTTAATACTTGCTTCGCTGTCTTGTTCTCTGGTAACACCGTTTATAGTTTTATAACCAATTTTTCTCTGTGCACCAATAACTAAAGGGGGCAATTTGTATCTCGTTTTAACATCACTCAGATCAAATGACTTACGCCCCTCTTCGGAAGGCGGTGTGACAAACGTCTGTATTTGGTCTTGCCTATATTTTATTGCCCTTAAAAATCCCGGACCAGAACCGAATCTAAATTTTTCACCATATTCATTAACATCTATCCAGTACTCACTGTTATCTTGATGTCTAGAATATTCACCATTCCAGCTCAAACAGTGAGCAATTGCTGCAAGAATAGATGTCTTACCGCAACCATTGGGGCCTGTAATAAAGTTAAAATTGTCATTGAATTTAACGTTAACTTCCGGGAATCGTTTAATGTTTTTAACATGCAATCGTTCTATTGGCATTATTTTCTCCTTAGAGAAGGTAACATAATAAAATTCTAAGGTACGATGTTTCTTAGATGCTAACTTAGAACATTTTACACTAAAACACTCCTTCATTCCTGTGCTGAAATGACTGAGAACACATATATACTATGTTGGTCTTTGTTACTCAAGAAGGTTGATATCAATCTGCTCCCTATTGATTAACAAGGCTAAAGTTATGATTGACCTCACCTTACATAAAACTACCTGTCAGATTAAGTTCAGATCTGCGCAATAGATATGTTAGGTTGAATTTTAGTCAGTGCGCATTAAAAATGACCGTTCTGTCGCTTAGAATGTAAGGCTACCTAGTGTCTTTTGGGTCGTATTTAAAGCAGTATCAACGCCATCGTACAAAGTTTCCATCAGGTGGCTAACAGAGGCACTTTGTAGTCGTTCCCTGATATCTTCATCAACCCTTTGCAGCGAAAGCGTGAACTCAATTCTTTTCGCTTTGCCGTAGCGGTCAAACTCCTGATGCGTCTCCTGCAAACCCGTGATGACATACATCCCGTAGATAGACCCGACGCCATCAATCAGCGGCCAGGCAAGCCCGGTGTAAGCCATTGTCGAGACGGCACCCAGCGACAGGTTGCCGCCGGTAATTTCAGGGTACAGCAGCCCACCCAACGTCAGCTGGTTCTCACCGGCGCCAACGTACTGCCATTTTGCGCTCCGGCCCACACGTTCATTTTTAACGTGCCGCCAGTTACGGGACAGCTGCAATTGCTGATAGGGCAGTGTCCTGAGTTCAAATACAAAGAGCCCGAATACCATCATCATAGCTATAACTCCTGTTAATCATGGTCCCGGAACGAACCCCGGGCAGCGCGTTGCTGTTTGTCAATTTCTGCGCGGACCGCTTCGCCAACAAGTCGCGCCAGTTCGCGCGGATTGCTGCTCTGAATGCCGTGCAGATGGACGTGAATATCACCGGGAAAACTACCACCTGAAGCCGCAGCCGCCGTGTGGGTGCTTTGATTTCGGCGTACCGGTTGCCATGCTTGCGTCTGTTTTATCAATGGTTCGCCAGCGGCGATAACCGGGCGAGCGCTGACAGACTGGCGGACAAGCCTCGATTCCTGCCATTCACCACGCACTGCAAAGGCTGGGGGGAGATTTTTAAATACAATGTCACCCGGCCCGATACGTTTTCGCTTTTCCTCATCTAAAAGGCCTTTAGTGTTATCCGCGATTTGGCCCAGCCGCCGCTCTGTTCCAGAGTTGCCCCCGAGCACATTGGGCGGCGGGGCACTGCCTTTGCTTGCAGGCTTTTCAGATGACCATTGCCACTCCCTTTTAACCATGCGCCCGGATTTTTCATCCCATTCCCACATAACCGGAATAGCCCTGAGTCTGGCCGCTTCCAGCCTGGCTCTTTCAATGCCATCGGGGATGAGATCGAGCTTCTCCAGTAACCAGCCGACGCCTTCCATTAACTTCTGAAGGGGCCAAAGCAGAACGCTAAGTGCGGTCCCCAGGACTTCGCCAAAAGTCTGCCCGGCGCTGGCGCATTTGTTTAGCGCCTCGCGACTCTCCTCAACGGGCGTTAATACTTTTTTAAACCAGTTCCAGACGTTTTTGACGCCATCCCCAATGACCCCGAAAACGGGCGCCAGCCGGGAAAATGCGTTATAAACTGGCGCGAACCCCTGGATGACGCCTGTAAAAAAACCGCTAAAGAAGGCCTTAATTGGTCCCCAGTATTTCCAGATCAGTACTCCAGCCGCTACAAACGCAGCACCCACTAAGCCGATTGGGCTCAATAGCATTGATAAGCCGCCACTCAGCGCCGCAATTCCGCCTTTCACAATACCGAGCAGAGCAGGGATCCCGGTTAGCCGCAGTGCCAGCCCGCCAACGCCTTTTGACAGGGCGCTGATAGCCGTCCCCGGAGAGGTAAAGGAGCCAAGTAACGCACCGCGCAGTGGTACCATCATTCTGGTTAATACGCCGATGCGTCCGGCCAGGTCGCTGAGTAAAGCCCCCCATCCGCTAATTTTTGTCAGTGAGCTGCTGCCCACAGCACTCAACATGCGGAATGCTGATACCGCACCTCCGATTCCGCTCCCGCCGGACAGAAGCGCAAACCCAAGTCTGAGCTTCGCCAGCGGACCTATCAGCAGACCAGCAGCTAATGACATACCACCAATTACTGCGGTCAGTGCCAGTGCAGTCCCGCCGGCGAGTAACAACGTTTGTGAAAGTCTGGGGTTTTCTTCTACCCAGCTTTGAACAGTGCCAATAGCCCGGCTAAGCCCCTGTGTCAGTCTGCGCAATGGGCCGTCTACTGTCTCCGCCACAGAAATGCGGAACGCCTCCCACGCGCTGTCCAGCTCCTTCAAATCGCCACCCAGGTTGTCTTTTTTCTTGTTAGCGACGGCGAACGCCTCCTGATTTTTATGTGCTTCAGCAATTTGTTCATAGAGTGACTGGAGGTAGCCATCACCTGCGCCGTTGACCAAAGACTGGAGGCTCGTAAAACCCTCTTCTCCGGCGATATCTTTGAAAAATGAAACCTGATCCACCTCGCCAAAGCGGGAAACGCGTTTTTGTAGATCGAGAAGAATATCGAACGGACGTCGCATCTTTCCGCTTGCGTCGGCAGTCTCCACTCCCAGCTCTTTGAGTGCCTTTTTGGCTGCCGTAGTGGGGGAGGCCAGTCGGGAGAGCGAGCGACGCATTGCCGTCCCGGCCTCGCTGCCACGGATACCCACCCGCGCCAGTGTGCCGGTCATCGCCGCGGCTTCTTCCAGGCTAATCCCAAGTCCTGCCGCTACCGGCCCGACAACTTTCATTGTCTCGCCGAGGCTGCTAAGCGTGGTGTTGGTACGGGTAAATGTGCCTGTCAGCACATCGCTGACGCGGTCCATTTCCCCGGCGTCGAGGGCGAACTGTGAAAGAATATTTGAGCCGATGTCTGCCGTTTCACCCAATTCCATGCTGCCCGCCAGTGCCATATTGAGCACGCCTGGCAGCGCGGCACGGATAGCATCAGGCGTAAAGCCCGCCATTGCCAGAAAGGCCTGGCCGCTAGCGGCGTCGCGCGTGGTGAAGGCGGTTTCAGCGCCGAGTTTTTTTGCTTGGGAACGCAGAGCGGCCAGTTGTGAATCTCTTTTATCGAGCCGCGTCAGCGCCTGGACGTTTGACATTTCCTCATCAAAACCAACCACAGGCGACAGGAAGCGTCCGGCGCCGTACCCGACAGCGGTTGCTGTACCTAATGCTATAGCACCGCCAGAGCGCAACTTTCCGGCCATCTGCTGCGCCCCCTCGTAACGTTTACGAGCTTGAGTGACCGCAGCAAGTTGCCGTTTTTCCCGTTCAAGGGATTGGTTGTATTGTTCTGTGCGGCGTATAGCGTTGCCGATGGTGGCGCTACTACCGGAAAGCATGACGCCATGCTGGCGCAGGGCTGATGCACTCTCACGGAGGCGGGCCACTTCCGTCACGCGTTTTGCAGTCAACCGATCAAGCCGCTCACCCAGTCGCGACATCAGTATTTGCTGTTTTTCTGTCAGCGTCCCGTTTTTACGTTGTGCTTCTGACAAGCCATCAAACCGGGTACGGGCTCGTGAGATTGAACGATCGGTTTTGCCGACGGCAGCGGTCATTCGCTGAAAAGTGGCACTGCTCTTATCGAGTCCTTTCAGGGTGGATTGTGTTTTTCTGAGGGAGTCGGAAAGGCCGCCCGCGCTCTGGCGGGCTGCATTAACGGGGCGCGTAAACCTGTCGATCGCGCTGAACGCAACGCGGATATCAAGACTCTTCATCACTGGCACCACTTCGAAGCGCCGCCCGCTTGCGCCAGGCTATCACCTCGCCAAGATCCATGCCGAAAATTTCAGAGGGCGGCCAGTTAAAAATAACGGCAATATCAGCAACCAAATCGTCAATCTGGTCAAACGCAACGGTAATTACTCGCTCTCCGTCTCCGCCACGTTCGACGCTCCAGGCTCCGGCGGATTCAAGAAAGGGACCAGCAGCTCTGCCAGCCCGATAAAGTCCAGAGTGTGCATCTCGTTGATTTCTTTTTGTGTCAGCGCAGGCGCGGTGACTCGAGTCAACAATGTTGCGATTGAGTCTGCATCCATGTTGGCAACGCGGATAAGATTCAGGCCGCGCAACGATCCGGCCTGACTGATGGCGCCGGTGATTTCCACCTGACCGATCTCACTGTCTTTACGAACTACTGGCTGCATCAGCGTGAACAGGTTTTTAGTTTTTTTAGCCATGTTAAAAATCTCCGGGCGGCATCTTTGCCACCCTCTGAAAGGTGATTAATTGCCCATGCCTAGGGCGGAAGAGATGCGGTCCGGGAACATGTTCTGACCGTTCTTTTTGTAGATGAAGTTCAGAAGGTCGATTTCGATAATGGGCTGATCATCAATGGAGAATTTGTAGTAGGTGGATTTAAAGGTGTAGCTTTCCTCCGTATCTTCCCCCTGTTTTGAATCTCCACCATCGAGTTCAGTAAATCGCCCGCGCAGCTCCACCTCGATAAGCTGGCTTTCGCCATCAGTGAAATATTCACCCGCAAAGCGCAGTCGCGTGCCGTCAATTTCTGCTCCGTATTCGAGAAACAGAGCCTTAATGACGCCGCCAAAAACAATGGTGGAATCCAGCGCGCCAGCCTCAAGGCCGAGATCAACACCGACCGCACCCAGCATGCCACCGCCCTGATAGTCCTCTACCTTTCGTGACAGTTTGGGGCGAGTGAAAGAGGTTACTTTTCCCAGATAGTTGTCGCCGTTAACAAAGCAGCTAAAAAGCCGCAGTTTGTGAGGAATAGCCATTATTCACCCCCGAGCGACGCGAACGCCGGTTCGTAAAAATCATCAGTAAAGGTCTGGTATAGCGTCAGATCTTCAAGCGGTGGGACCGGGCTGTAGCTATAGCGCACAATCAGTTTTCCCTGGCGCAAATCCGTGGTGCCGTTGTCCAGCGTGTCATACCAGCAGTCAGCGCCGATAAGCTGGCCGGCAGTGACTTTTTTGCTGAGAGCAGAGCGGATGCCGCTTACCACATCTTTCACGTTGGCCGGATTGAGCGGGCTGTCAACAGAGGTAAATTGCGCCTCCGCAATACTGTCCGCCAGGATCTGCGCGGTACGGGTAAACACCTCAAAAGTGTAGGTTTCGGTGTCCGTGGTGCGGTTACCCCAGAAGCGGAAACCGTCACGCTTGATAAGCGTCGTGATTTCGTTGTTGTTCAGCTCGTTAGCGTCGCTGTCTTCTGCCTGCAATGCCCAGAACACATCTTTCGAAATACCCAGAACGTTATTCACCACAACATTCGACAGCGATTTGTGCCAGCCCTGGCTGTTATCAATAGCGGCGCGCAGGCCGCAGGCGTAAGCCGGGGCGGGAAACGTTTCGTTATCATCCGTCAGGGGGTTGTAAGCGATGAAGTCCGGCCAGATCAGCATCAGCTCGCGGTAAGCGAAGGTTTTGCGATAAGCAATAGCCTCCGCCATGGTCGCGCAGCCGTTACAACCGGCATAAACAAAAGCCCGAAGATTCTGGGCAATCACGCAAAGCTGTGACGTTACCTCCTCGGTGTCGTAGTCCGGTACCGCCAGGATGCGCGGACGATAGCCGGTTTTGGCTTCCGCCGTCAGCAGGGCATACATTCCCGTATAGCTGTCGCCATCTGTTCCGCCAATAACGGCCTGGGATTGGCTGGCGCCGTTACCGGAAGCCTCTTCCACCCGGACAATCACAACGCGCGGGCTGCACTGATCGGAAATGGCTTTGAGGGCTTTGTAAAGTGACCCGGTTTTACCTGCCTTGCCGAGGACGTTACGTACCCGTGTCAGCAGAACCGGCGTATTGAGCGGGAAGGTTTCCGGATCGGCGTCATCAGCAACCGCAACAATACCGATCACGCTGGAATCAATGTCATTGATTGCCTGCTGTAGGTCGGTATTTTCGCGAGAGCGGACGCCGTGAAAACGAGTTTCAGACATAAGTTCACCATCATGTTTCTCTTTGAGTTCAGGGCAATATTCAACGTTAAGTCTGCTGGCGTCGCCTGGTTGCCGGTCTGCCCGTTCGCTGACAACAAAAAGGGATTCAGCCCCGCGCGCGAGCATGGAATCATCAGCAAAAAACGGGGGAGTTATGTCGATAGCAGACACGCTGACAACAGCAGCCGAAGCGTATGTAGAAAAATTAAGTGAGGTCGTAAAGACACCTGATTTTAGTATCACGCTGGGTGGGGTTGCCCTGACCGAACTGGCCGACCGCATCACCTCGCTATCTGTTACAGATAACAACGGTTTTGATGCTGATCAGCTAACTCTGTCAGTAGATGACTCTGACGGAGTAACGGATTTACCCCCACGCGGTGCGGAGCTGGCGGTGTCCATCGGCTGGCTGGGTGAGGCGTTGATCTACAAAGGTCTCTACACCGTTGACGAGGTGGGGCATAGCGGGCCGCCGGATGTAATCGACATCACCGCGCACAGCGCTGATTTTCGCGAAGAGATGAACGTCAGGCGGGAGGTGTCCTGGCATGATTTGACGGTAGCGCGGGTGGTATCGGCCATAGCCCGGCGTTATGACCTGAAGCCGATGATTAGCGAGGCCCTGATCGACATTGAGATCGACCATGCGGATCAGACCGAAGAGAGCGACATGTCGTTTTTAACGCGCATGGCGGAGATGTTGGGGGCCATTGCCACCGTGAAAAATGGCTGTCTGCTGTTTATCCTGCCTGGGGGCGGCGTCAGTGCATCCGGTAGGGCGCTGCCATCGGCTGAGATAACCCGTGCCAGCGGAGATCGTCACAGGTTCCGCATTGCCGATCGTGATGCTTACACTGGTGTGCGGGCGTACTGGCTGGATCTTAATTTCGGCAAGAAAAAACCGGTCAAGGTCACTAAGCGCAAAACAAATACTGCCAGAAAAAAGGCTGAGGAGAAAAGCAGCCGGCCGGAGGGGGATTACATGGAAGGCGCTGAAGGTAACGTGTATGTTTTGCGTAAAACCTATCAGAACGAAACGGCGGCCAGGCGCGCAGCTGCGGCAAAATGGATACAACTCCAGAAAGGCGCAGCACAGTTTTCGATAACCCTGGCGCGCGGCCGCGCCGATTTATACCCGGGTATGCATCTGACCGTGTCGGGCTTTAAGCCTGAAATCGATACTCAGGATTGGATCATTGCCAGAGCGGAACATGTAATCGGTGATAACGGATTTACCACGAAAATGGAGCTTGAAGCGAAAATAAGCGACTGGATTGCAGAAACTGAACAGTAGCGGCCATAATAGCCGTGAGTTCAACTCCCTATGGGAGATCATCATGTTTGTTTGTCCCTACTGCGGCGCAAACGCCCGCACCCGCACCAGCCGCCGGTTAAGCGAGTTCACCATCCGGCAATATCATCAATGCCAGAATCTTGAATGCAGCGAGTCATTCACGACACTTAACACCGTAGAGCGCAGAGTAACGAAGCGCTCAACCAGCGCAGATCCTTTGCCGCCAGGATTTATCCCCGGCGATGCTTTCCCGGCTTCTCATTACGGGAACAGTCAACTTAGTCTTGCAGTATAAAAATAGCCCCCTGGAAAGGGGGCTATTCTTGTCAATGTGGTCGATATGTGGACACTTTTGAAATAAATCCTTTTATTTCAATTTATTAAATCCAAAAAAAAAGCCCCGTCGGGGGCGACGGGGAAAAACTCATTGATTATGGAATGATCTGTTCTCTGGTCAGTTCGAGAACAGGGCTACTCTACGGGGGAAAAGTGCAGGCAAGATGGAGAAAACGTGGAGATTCAGGCTAAAATCCCCGGGCATTCAGGAAAGGGAGGAACAATGAAAAAGCTACTGGCTATTCTGCCACTGTTATTAGCCGGCTGTACCCAGCCGCAGCCCACTGCGCCGACGAAAACCATCGGCATGCCCAACCCCGCGGCGGTATACTGTCAGCAATCAGGCGGCACCAGGGTGCCGGTGCAAACGCCGCAGGGCGTCAGCACCCAGTGCAAACTACCCAGCGGCGAAACCCTCGACGAGTGGGCGCTGTGGCGCCGGGATCATCCGGCTAAATCGTAACCGGCAGGGCCGTCAGCCAGGCGGCCAACACCCGGGCATGATTCTGCTCGGTGTTCTTCGCAGCGTACAGCAGCGTCAGCGGCTGGCGTTGCGCCAGCGCCGCCAGCCGCAGGCCCGTTTCGCGATGGGCGTCGAGCTCCTGACGATAGCGCTGGCTGAAGTGGGCGAAATCGATCGCCTCGCCGTGAAAGGCTTTGCGCAGCTCAGCGGAAGGCGTTAACTCCTTACACCACTCATCACAGGCCAGCGCCTCTTTTTTAATCCCCCGCGGCCAGAGACGGTCGACCAGCACCCGATAGCCGTCGCTGCTTTCCTGCGGGTCATACACCCGTTTACACTGAATCAT